TAGATTTTTTACATGGCTTTTTGAAATTGAAGACGAGGTGCATCAAGTTTGCCCAATTGTCTGGTGGCATGTTTGGGATAACTACCCATATCCGGAGTTTAACAATGATTATTATGATGCAACAGATAAAATTAATTGTCATTCACACATGACCTATACCATGATAAAAGATAGGGGACTTCACACAGATAAATGTAATTTTATTCCTCACGCGCTGCCAGAAGATTTATTTTTTCCAATAAGCGAAGAAGAAAAAAGAGCACACAGAAAATCTATTTTTGGATCTGAAGATGATGATACTTTTACAGGGATATGGATTAATAGAAATGCTAAAAGGAAAAGACCATCTGACGTTTTAGAGTCTTGGAAGATTTTTATTGATGAACTAAAGAAAGATCACGGTGACCAAAAAGCCAGACTAATTATGCATACAGACCCTCTAGACCAAGAGGGCCCTAATTTATTTGCAGTTGCAGAAATGTTAGGAATAAAAGATACAGTCTTTTTCTCTAGAGAAAGAATAGACTTTGAAAAGATGAATGTCTTGTATAATCTTTCTGATTTTTGCTTAAATATGTCTTATGCTGAAGGTTTTGGTCTATCAACCCTCGAATCGATGATGACTGGTACTCCAATTGTAGCAGTCAAAACAGGAGGTTTGACGAGGCAGGTGGTAGACCATAGAGACGGATCAGAGAATGGAGTTGCTGTCGATGTAGATCTAAAAACGCTAGTAGGGAGTCAGCAAGTTCCTTACATATACGAAGACTACGCTGACAATAGAAGTGTTGGATTGGCAATCAAAAAACTGTACAACCTCACGCTCGATGATGAATATAAGAAGGCGCTAAGTCAAAAAGTTTTAAATTACGCTCGAACAGAGTTTAGTCTTCAAAAGACAGTTGATTTATGGCACGATAGCATGCTCGAAGCAATAAAAGAATTCAAGACGCGTCCAGCCTGGCACAAAAAGACATACTAGAGGAATTAATGAAAAAGAAAGTACTACTAAGAGCACCTTTGTTAACAAATAGTGGATATGGAGTTCATTCGCGTCAAATATTTGAGTGGCTTGAACAAAAAGAAAATATTGATCTAAGGGTTGACTGCTTGAGATGGGGCCACTGCCCGTGGATTATTTCACCCGATGGGTTGGACGGCCTAGCAGGAAGAATTATGTCAAAGGCTCAGCCCTTTGAAAAGCATGAAAGAATTGACATATCTTTTCAAAATCAACTTCCGAATGAGTGGGATCCGAATCTAGCAGCCAAGAATATAGGGATATCAGCTTTTGTTGAGACAGACCGTTGTAACTCTCAGTGGATAGATGCTTGCAATAAAATGGATCACATTGTTGTTCCCTCCTCTTTCACTAAAGATGTCGTCACAAGATCAGGACAGTTAAATGTTCCAATAACAGTTGTACCAGAGTGGTATAATCATGCTTTGCTCAATAAGTCTTCATCAGATAAAATAATTTCAAAAGACAAAAGATTCCAATTCAATACCAGCTTTAACGTCATGGTAATGGGTTTGCTAACAAGTGTTGATAGTATAGCAGATAGAAAGAACTTAGCAAATACACTAGTGTGGCTCTTTGAGGCATTTTCAGATAAAAAAGATGTAGGTATAATTCTTAAAACTAGTCTAGGGAAAGATGGAATTAGAGACAGAAAAAACTGTGAAGCAATAATACAAGATCTTGTTGGCAGGTTCAGAAAAAGCCCATTCCCTCGAGTGCACCTAATACACGGTAACTTGCAACCGAAAGAAATGGCAGCACTTTATAAGCACAAAAGCGTAAAGCTTTTTGTTTCAGCAACTAGAGGTGAGGGGTATGGTTTACCCTTGATAGACGCAGCTGTTTCAGGCGTACCTGTTGTTGCTACAGACTGGAGTGGCCATTTTGAATTTTTAGAAAGAGAATTAATATACCCAGTCGATTATTCTCTTTCTTTGATTCCGCAGAGCAGGATCGATGGTCAAATATTTTTAGAAGGCTTTCAGTGGGCAGAACCTAAGAAAGAAAGCTTTCAAAATCAAGTTGTAAGTGTATACAACAACTATAGTGATGCTAAATCTAAAGCCAGTAAGCTAAAAAAGAAAGTAACTCAAAGGTTTCATAAAAAAGTCTTGTTTGAAAAGTATGATGAGGTAGTAGGTAAAAATGTTCTCTGAACCAATATATATAGCGTGCGTTTGTGTTCTGCTAGTCCTCTGTCTCTTTCTGATAAAGAAGCTTTACGAGTTTTCTATGGTTCTCATTGATCTCGAAGACACTCTTGAAGAGTGTCTTGGGATACTTGATGAAAAGCATAAGTCGATAAGTAAGGTTTTGGATATTCCTATTTTTTTTGATTCTGTTGAAGTAAGACAGGTTTTGTCTGATATTAAAGATTCACATAATGCCGTTGTTACAGTTGCAAACAAATTAACAAATGAGACAGGAATTACCGGTGAACCTAAAGAAGAAAGTTAAAAGAACAAAAGTTACAAAGCGAAAAAAGAACTCTAAGTCCCTATATTTTGGCAAAGAAGCACATCAAGCAATAATAGAATATCAGCAAGCAGAGACAAAAGATGTAAAGCATGAAATCTATGTTGCAAGAATTAGACAATCTTTTGATAAGCTTACAGAAAACCTGATATACATTCATGGTTTTGCTAGAGATCAAGAACACTTTAAGGTTTTAAAATCTGACTGTGTTTCTTTTTTATATGAGACATTAGAGAAGTTTGATAAAGATAGAGGGTCAAAAGCATTCTCTTACTTCAATGTGTGTGCAAAAAATTTCTTAATTATAAAGAGTAAAAAAGCCACTAAAAGCAGAAAAAGAAATATTAGTATTGAAGACTTCACTAATATGAGTGCAGCTGAAAAACGAGCGGTAGAAAACTATAAAGTGATACCAGCTCCCTCAGATGCACTGATAAAAGAAGAAGACAAAGAAATACTAAAAGAAATCTTGGCAAAAATCAATACAAGAGTCAACAATCAAAATGAGAAACTCTGTATTGAAGCTATTGTAAAAGTTTTTGAAAACATAGATAACTTAGACTTTTTAAACAAGCGTGCAATTTTTGTATACTTGAGAGAGATATCAGGTTTAAACCCAAAACAGCTTAGTGTCGCTATATCTAATATCAGAAAGTATTACAGAGAAATTGTAGGAGATAATGATTTTTATAGGTTGTTTATAACTTCGTAAATTGTGGAGAAGAAATGTCGTCGAATAGTAATGCTACAGAGGTAGAGAAAAAAATTGAAGGTTTTTCAGAATTGCTTGATTCCTTAACAAGCACAGAAGATAAAAAAAAGCTTTTGTGGAAAGACGCATATCAAAATGCTCTAGAAGATAGAGAAACAGCTAATATTCTTGTAACCGACTTGCTCCTTCAGGTTAGAGGTAATCTAACTAATCACTCTACTTACGGATCTATAATGTCAAAATACCTTGAGAGAATGGCAAAGTCGAACGATCAAATACTTAAGTTAGCTGAGCTCGTCGCTAAAGAGTATGAAGCACAAAATGAGATATCACCCGATGATATATTCAATGAGATAGGTGGGTAAATGTCCAGAACAGTTGACCCAAGACACACAAAAGGCACAGATTCGTCAATTAATCACTCAGAGCACGACCCAGTTCCTGAGATTAATTCTTCTCAAAATAGCCAAGGATCTCAATTCGCATCTCCCGGATCGGGTTATCACTTCCTAACTGGAATTGTTAAAGAGGTTTTTTCAAATCCAGAAGATCTCTTTTATAGGCCTGCCGAATCTTTAGATGGGAAGACTTATGAAGTGGAAGGAAGCGAAAGGCTAGTGGTTGACGGGATAAGACTCAGTCAAAGATTTGAAAATGCTAAAAATTGGGCGGATCACTTACCAATGAATAGCATAAGTTGCACTATTGTAGATGAAAAAAAGAACCTCTCTACATCTAAGGACCTGCTGTGTTTTCCGTTTTTCCCACCGCACTTGTCACTCCCAGTCAAACCAGGAGAGTATGTTTGGATTGTAAGAGAGAAAAAAGGTGATGGCGACATTTATTACTGGATGTGCAGAAAGGTTGCAATTAGACAGGTAGATGACTTAAACATTACTCATTATGAGCGTCAAGATGAAATAGTCCCTATGACAAAAACGCACATCACAAAGAATACAGACTTTAAAGGAGAGGGCGCGCTTAATAGAATTGCCAACTTTAACAAGTCATCAAAAGGATCTGCACTAAATTCTGGAGAGGATTATGATACTATACATCTAGGCTCTTTAAGTTTTGCAGAAGAATTTACTGCTGAACCGGTTCCGAGGCAGTCAAAAAAATGTGCTGACCTATTATTGCAAGGATCAAATAACTCTCACATTATGCTTGGGACAGAGAGATTTGTTGAACCGCAAGACACAGGCGATTCTGGCGTTGTTTTTGATGATTATAAGCCTGAAGCATTCTCAGGTGCGACAAAAGTGTCAGAACTAATTGACCTAACAAAACCGATGTCTCCTGCAATAGACTTGTGCATTGGTAGAAAAATATCTGATCTTTCTAAAATTATAGAGTCACCCCCAGTCAAAGAAGATGTTTACTCTGACGGCCTCGAAGGAGACAATTTTTCCATGTTGATGGGCCGCCGCGGCGCTGCACAAGCTGACATAGAAATGTTAGAAATAGATAAGGCAAGAAAAATACAAGGAAAAGACCCGAAAGTTGACGAGTTTTTTGATTATGATCCCACTAATTGTTTAGCAAGAATTTATCTAACAAATTCACCAAAAATAGATGAAATATTTGGATTCCCATCAATTGTGGAGCTTGAAGGTGAACCTGATAATGAAGCTGATCTAGAGTCAGCAAACTACCCAGAAGATCTTAAGAAAGTTAGAAACTATGGAACAGCAACAGTGTACGGGCAGAACATTAGAATGAGGTCTGATGCAACTATGAAGCTGTATAATAGTTTAGGCCAAAGCATGATTTCTATGACTCCAGAGGGTGATATCGTCATCCAGGCTAATACAGAAACTGGTGGCAAGATAGTTCTAGAGGCAGAAGGTGACATAAGGATAGTTCCTGGAGAAACTGGCATTGTTAAGATTGGAGACGACCTTAAGAATGGGACAATTAGCACTGTAGGACAAGTACCAGTCACAGCCCAGGCAATCCCCGGACCTCCCCTTGATCTACCAGGCTCGCCGAAAGTAAACACTACACCTGTCGTATCTTCTGGAGGCGGAGTTATTGTCGGAGCCGGTTCAGGTCTTTTGTCAACAAAAGTTATTATAACTTAGTAGGAGGCTGGCGTGGGAACTCTAACAAAATTAAATATTATCGGTAGCGAATCTGCAGAAGCAAACACAAGGGTTGCTTTTCGACAAGAAGTCGTTAATGCCATGAGGACGGGTGAAGTACTTCTTTTTGGAACAGCAATTGCTTCTCCAGGAGGCCCCATACCAATAGGACCTGCCTTGGCACCTGTTTACTTAGCAATGGCTGCACAAGGATTAGAAGATTATCCAGTTGACTTTGAAAGACAAACTGCTGATGTAATGATCGAAGGGTATAAGTTTGTTGATGAGATTCCTGATTCTAACATACTATTTAATATAGTACCCCCTTTAAAAGACTGGACTTTTCCTCTCTTGCCAATTGTTAATCTTATTTTGGAGCTCCTCGGTCTTTTAAAAATTCCGGATCCACCAAAATGGCTTCGGGAGAATATACCAAAGATTATTGAGAAGTCTAAAGAGTTTGGAGAAGCTGTAACAGAGCTAGCAACTGAATGCAAGCCGAGCAAATTAGCAAAACTTCTTAATGAAATAGATCCGTCAATAGATCCAAAAAAAGCTGAAGAAGAAATGAATAAGCCCATTGGGGACACTGGAAAAAGAATGTGTGAGCTAATTGTAAGCTTAGAATTACCAGAGTTCAAACTACCACCGCTGCCTGTCCCTTTCATTAAGCCCTGGACCTGGCCTGCTTTTACGCCCCCTTTCTTTCCTATCCCACCAGCTGACATACCTTTTCCTATTCTTACCATGCCAACTTGGCCGGCTCCTGGGTGGAATCTAGATCCTATTCCAATAAACTGGGTATTTGAGTTAAAAATAATTCCAGCAATTTTAAAGGCAATTGAAAAGCTTGTTGCAAAAGCTATGGAGATTGTTAATGCAATTAGAGAAGGCGTCGAGGCAGCCATTAGGTGGATTATTGAGTTTCTTGTGAAGGAAATAATACAGCCTGTTATGGAAGCAATTGGAGATATGATTAGAAAATATGTGATGCTTGCTGCAGTAGTTGCAGTTTTTATTAAAAATATGATTGCTTCACTTGTTGTCTCTATTTTAGGCTTGCTTCTTGGCGCTGGGCTCTTTACTTGGTCTGCGGCTTATATTTTAGGTTTACTCCCTGAAGGCGCGACGGCTCCTGAATGAGATTAATCTAATATTTGATGTTTGGTATACTAATGAATGAGATATTTACATAGTAAAGGGTGAAAAATGGCAAACTCAAAAAACGCCACAACATCAAAATTTAAGTTCAAAAGTGTAGGTACTGTTGTATCAGATGATCGACCAGGTCAAGAATCTATAAAAAATGCAATGGCTAATGCCAAAATAGGAATAAAGACTCCGCCGTCTTTTACAGGCCGCGGAGATTTATTTGATATGCACAATGACCCAAGAGAACAGCTAAAAGACAATTTAAAAAATCTGATCTTAACTAATCAAGGCGAGCGATTAATAAACACATCGTTCGGTGCAAACTTAAAAAGCGTCCTTTACGATTTTACTAAAGAAGCAGAGTATAAAAGAATCGTAGAAGACATGATAAGATCATCAGCACAAAAATTTATGCCAGTGATAAATATAACTGAAGTACAAACTGTGATAATTGATCAACAAGAAAAGAATGTTGCTAATCGTGCTGGCTTGGCAAAGCTTAAGCTAAGAGTAATCTTTTCAGTTCCTGTAATGAGAGTTGATAATTTAGCTGTAGAAGTTTCAATGTTTATAGGAGGATAAGGTGGCAAAAAATATTAAAAAAGAAATTTCAAAACATAAAGACATATCCTACTCAAACAGAGACTTTGAGAGCATTAGAAATGAGCTTAAGAGATACACGTCAACACACTTCAACCAGAATGTTGTAGACATTAGTGACGCCAGCTTGGCGGGTCTTTTAATCGATCTAGCTTCGTATGTTGGCGATGTAATGTCTTATTATATCGACCATCAATTTAACGAGTCTTCGCTTGAGACAGCAGTTGAGCAAGAAAATGTTGAAAGACTGATCCGAGCCGCTGGCACTCCAATCGCAGGCCCAGGCCCAGCAATTGTTGAAGTAACATTTAGAGCAAGGATACCTGCAACAATAATAGCAGGTGAGTATGTTCCAAATAGAACTTACTTACCAAAGATAAAAAAAGAGACAATTGTATCTTCAAACTCAGGCATTGACTTTACCCTAATGGACAATATAGACTTTGCTGAAGTCGACCAAGACAACAATCTGGTTGCCAGTTACAGAGTAGGTCAACTATCAGGTAATGTTCCTCTTAATTTTATTTGTGAAAGAAAAGGAGTCTGCACTAGCGCAAAGACAACTCAGGAAAGGTTTACTTTGGGTGATAAAATAGTACCCTTCAGGACTTTGACGCTGACAAATTCAAATGTTACTGAAATTATTCATGTTTATGACGCCGATGGTGACCCTTATTACGAAGTCGAATCGCTAACGCAGGACACAGTTTTCAAAAGATTTGCAAATAGCAGGTCTGATGCTGAATATTCTCCTCAGCGACTACACATACAGCACGCACCAAAACGATTTGTTACAACTAGAAGCGGCGTTACTGGCAAAACAACCCTCAGATTTGGATCAGGAGACGATATGGCATTTGATGAAGATATTGTCCCAGATCCATCAGAACATGCAGTGACGCTTTACGGTGATCGTCAAACAACATCAAAAATATCCATAGATCCCAATAGCTTTCTAGAGACTCAGACTCTGGGAATATCTCCTAGAAATACAACAATAACTGTCAACTATAGACACGGAGGATCTGTTAGACATAATGTTGCAGCAGCCTCTATAAATTCTGTAAAGACTTTAATAACCACATTCTCAACAGCTACGCCAACTTCAATTGCAACTAGCATTAGAAGCTCAATGACCGTTGTGAATGAAAATCCAGCCGCAGGCGGAGAAGATGCTCCAACACTTGAAGACTTGAGAACTATTGCGTTGTTTAGCAAGAATTCACAAAATAGAGTCGTAACACGTGAAGATCTTCTTGCTAGGGTTTATGCAATGCCTACAAACTTTGGTAGAGTATTTAGGGCTTCTGTGAGAGATAACCCCAACAACCCTCAGGCAGCACAACTTCATATACTGTCAAGAGATTCAAATGGCAAACTAATGTTATCTCCTGACACACTAAAGGAAAATTTAGGATTCTTTTTAAGTAAGTTTAGATTAGTTTCTGATGCGATAGATATTTTGGATGCATCAATAGTCAACATAGGTATAAATTATACAGTTACTGTCGATGCCGCAATGAATTCTGAGACGACCTTAAACGTGGTTAATGCTAAACTGGGCGAATATTTTAAAGTAAAAAAATGGCAAATAGATCAGCCGATAGTGACAGGAGAAATAGAAAATATTATTTTAAACACTTTAGGCGTTGTTTCTATTCTTGAGCTAAGCTTTGTTGGCATACACGGTGTTCATAATGGACTTATTTATTCTGACTTTGCTTTTGATACAAAACGTCACATGGATAGAGGCTATATATTTCCACCAAGAGGAGGAATTTTTGAAGTAAAATTCCCAAATGAAGATATCGTAGGGAAGGTTTCATAATGTATAGGATATTATCTGCTTCAAAAGACACATACATAACAGACAAAATAATAAACAACTCCTTTAGAGCTAAAGACGCAAATGTCGGTCAAGCAGGAACCCTAGACTTGTTTAAGATCTATAATGAGACAACACTTAAGGCTGGAAAAGCAGCTGCTGCGACAATAGTATCTTTTGCTGCAGGAGCCTACTCAGGTAAGACAATAATTATTAAGGACTTGAATGGAAAAATAGTTACTTTAACTGCAGGCACATCAAATACTCGAACTACTGAAGGCGCTGGAACGTTTAATGCCGCTGCAGGTCAATCAGCAACTGACATCGCAACAAATATTGTTGCCGCTTTTAATACTATAAGGTCTAGCGATACAACAAAAATTGCAATGTCAGCTTCTTCTACAAGCGGATCTGGTGTTGTTGTATTTACTTTAACCACAGAAGGTTCTTCAGGCAATGATATATCTGTTACTGGTACAGCGTTTAGCGACGGAACAATTAGAGATGCCAACAGCGCAGTAGTAGAAAAAGTTAATTTTTTAGGCGGTAGCGGAGCTTCTTTTGGAAACACAGAACTATCCAGGCTTTTAATTAAGTTTGACCTAACGCCAGTATCGACAATGCAGTCTTCAGGAAAAATAGACATTAATGATAGTAGCTTTAAGTGCTTTTTTAAACTTCATGATGTGTATGGCGGACAAACAACGCCTGCTAATTTTAAGATAATTGCTTTTCCTTTAGCCCAAAAGTTTGATGAAGGAAATGGCTATGATGTTTCTCAATATGAAGACATTGACATTGTTAACTTTATAACAGCATCACTTACTGATGGGGATCCTGTTCTTTGGAAGAGACAAGGCGCAATGAAATCCGGGAGCCTTGGCTTCCATGGTGTTGCTGCATCTGACATTGATGTAATAGTCAGCGGAACGATATCAGGACCATCAGGCCCCAATCAAGCAACAACTTTATGCGCTGAACAGTTTTTCCTAACAGGCGAAGAAGACCTTTACTTAGATATGACAACTTTTGTATCAGCTTCTGTCTCTGGCCAAGTTGACAATCATGGTTTCTGCGTAGCGTATTCAGGAAGTTATGAGCAAAATGCAAGAAGTTACTTTGTAAAAAGATTTGCATCAAGAAACGTAGCTAATACTGCAATTCGTCCTAAATTAATTATAAAATACGATGACAGCTTGCATGATAATCATCAAGACTTTATCTTTGATGTAACTTCATCTCTTTATTTTGAAAATTTTCACTACGATGAGTCAGCAAATTTAGTCTCAGGTTTAGGTGGTCCTGAACTTACTGGTAAGAATTGCATGCTTTTAAAAATAGAAAGCGGAAGCTTTAAAAAGTCATTTAACGTGTCACAAGCAAAAAGAGGCGTTAACACTTTGACTGGGCTATATTCCGCATCATTTGCAATCAGTAGTTTTGAGCCGCTTCTTAGGTCAGATATTCTATACTCGGGTAGCATTACCTTTAGAGAAATTTGGGGATCGACCGATGGAGCAACAACATTTTTATCTAAGTCATTGACAATTAACAATAATCAGAAAAACGCTCACACAAATATTCATCAGGACTTGCTAGTATCTGTCTTGAACTTGAGAGAATCTTACAAGACAGGTGATGTTGTTAAGTTGAGAGTTTTTTCTGAAGATAGAAGCAGAGACGTCGTATTCAAGAAGCTGCCTTTTGAAACTAAGAGTCAAATATATCACGAAATGTATTACAGAGTGAGAGATTTTCAGACTGACGACGTTATAATTCCTTTTGATACAGGCGGTAAGTCTACTAGATTGTCAACTGATTCTGACGGAATGTATTTTGAGTTTTACGTTGATTCTCTACCTAGAGGAAGAACATACGTTTTTGACTTCTTAATAAAGAAAAATGGGTTTGACACAATAGTGACAAACGCAGCTTCTAAGTTTAGAGTTGACTAATGTTAAGGTGTAAGTAGTGTCTAAAAAAGTTCTAGAAAATAATTCTCCCGGAAAACTGTTTAAACCAACTTTTCATCGGGGGGCTCGACAATCAGCAGCGTATTTAAATAAGCCTGAAGATAGAGAATACAAGTTTAGTGATTATAGCGAGACAAATCTTTATAGTACAGCTTCATATCGTTACGGTGACAAAGATTATTTAGTATCAACTCAACAGGCAAACATAGACTATTCAAAATTTGAGAATCATACTTTTTTCCACTCAGCAGTTGCAAATACAAATGAAGCATTTGATAGAATAGTTAACTTTTATCCTTTTGATGGGACTCAAAAAGAAATTGAAGAATTTGAGGATACACTCACCGGATTTGAAAAATATGTTCTAAATTCTTTTCCTAAGAATGTAGGCTATTTGATTCTATCAGGGACACAAAAAGATGAACCCGGATCTAACGGAAACTATATTGAAGTTGTAGATAGAGCAGGTGCTCAAGTTGCTTCTATTGCTTCAAATAGATCGGGTGCGTCAGTGTTAGACCCAGGATCTTCAGGGTTTACTATAGAGATGTTTTTTGACGTTCCCTCACAAATGAATGATAATCAAGTCATCTTTCAGAAAACAGACAGGATGGCAAATAACATAACACTGGCAATATCTCACTCAAATTCTGCTACTGGTGGAGGGTTTGGTAATGAGATGTCTGCGTCAATTGTTTTTGGTATTACGTCTGGCTCAAGGTGGTCCTATGTAACTGGGACTATTAAGAAGGGAACGTTTAGTCATATTGCTGCAGTTTACGACCCAAGCGGAGACCAAAGAACAAAACTTATCATCGATGATAGAGTATACTCGTCTAGTAACGCAACTGTTTTTCCAAATATGAATTATTCTGCCAACAGTATTTTTATTGGCTCTGGGTCGCAGATAAGAATGAGTGGATCGCTATTTACACCACAAGAGACACTCTCTGGTTCAATTGACACACTTAGATTCTATCATGTAGCTAGAAATAAAAGTACAATTCTTTCTGAGAAAAGAAAAGACATATATGCCCATGATGATTTAAAACTCCAGTATAGATTTAACGAGCCTTTTGGTACTTATACAGGCAATGATATTGTCTTAGATTCTTCAGGTAATTCTCTACACTCCAGGGTATCAAACTTTCTTCCTGCTTTTAACAGAGCAACTGGGTCGAATAACCCAACAGGTAACGAGCTAACGAGTAGACACCCAGTATTGTTTCCTGACTTTCCACAAGTTTCAGCTTTGAATGCTAGTCTACTTACAACAGGAAGCGAGTATGATGAATACAATCCTAATCTAATAACAAAGCTAATACCTCCACACTACTTTGAAGAATCAAACTACTTGGATAATTTTGAAGAAGATTTAGGAAAACTCGGTAGTGCTTTTACTGCTTTTACAGACTTTAATGTGGGCAAAAAAAGATCCGACCTACCTGGCGCGTCAGTTCTTGTTAAGTTTTTATTGATATGGGCAAAAGCCTTTGATGAGATGAAAATTATAATTGATACAATGAGCAATTTTCACCATGTTCAATACGAAGACAAAGAAACAGTACCTAGCGTCCTTTTAAGAAAAAAAGCAGCAGCCGACAATATTGTCTTGCCAAGTTTATTTCGAAGCGCAGATCAGGCACAACTAATAGATGGCATTAATTTAGGCGATAGCTACACAAACTCAGTGTCAACCTTAAACGATCTTCAAAATTTAATTTGGAGAAGAATACTTTCTGACACAACAAATCTTAGAAAAACTCGAGGGACGCTAGACTCACTTAAAAGTGTTTTCAGGTCAGCAGGTATAGAACCAGACAATATTTTAACTTTTAGAGAGTACGGCGGTTCAAAAAATAAAAGCATTGAAGGGTCTAGAGAGAGAAAAGTTGATGTTTATAAGTTCTTGAACTTCTCTGGTTCGCTCGAAAAATCTGTATCTTCTGTTGATAGCTTAGGTTATCCTACAGATTTTCCAAAAATTAAGTCGGGTTTTCTTTCAGGGTCAAGAACACAAATTGGTAATCCTCCTCCCGGACCTACAGCAAATGCAACAGCAACTATTAGAGTTGATGACTATACAAACTTAAACAACGGTGACGTTCTTCATATCACAGATTCAGCTGGAAAAGCCCTCGCGTTTGAATTTGATGTTGCTACTCCAGCAACAATTGCAGCTACCAGCCATGTAGCAATTCCAATGAACGGTCATGCTGCTGGGCCTAGCAGTAATAACGAACAAGCACTTCACATACTTCACAAAGTAACAGGAAGCTTTAGTGGGTCAATAAGCGGATCTATAGCTTCAAATATTGTGACGCTGACGCAGGTTAATAGTCAAAGAACTGACTTAGGTAACAATACAATAACAGGCCATCCTCTAGCCGGAAGCTCTTTGACTCTAGCAGGGTTCACAGGAGGTAAAGGTTTTGTACTTCAGAATACTAAAAAGTACGGAACGCATGGGCTTTCCACAATACCATCAGACGGTTTATTTACGTCGGGATCGTTCACATTTGAGGGACTATTTGATTGGGAACATGGTTACTCAGGAAGATATGAAAGCCTGGCTCGAATTCA